TGATTCCAAGTTTTGTTTAATTGGTAAGGTCGATATTTACCATTTGAATCTCTTTGGAATACAATGTCCTCTGGTTTAATGAAGATAATGCTTTCTATTCCCGATAGGTCTTTTTTAGGTACTGCTTCCATACTCATAGCTCCAGAAACAAGCATTTGAACAAACATCTTGTTTACTAAGCCAAAGATACCCGCTGTATAGTTAGACCAGGTTTTAGAAACATCATGGAGATGTTTTCTCATTTTTAAAGCTTCTTCTGGAGTATTATGTGGGAATTCGATAAAATGTTTCGTATTCCCCAACTTAAACATATCCTGAACAGCTATACCTACATCTGGGTTAACTTTATAAAGACTTCTGATAAGTGGGATGATTTCTGTACGAAAAGAAGGAGTAACAAAGTCAGCTTCTCCCTTTAATACAGATAACATATCAGTAGTATCATTAGACACAGAAACCCTACCTGGTGGGATAGGGGCTGTGGTTCTTGGATTGGGGTCAGACTTTGGTTTATCCTTATAGGCATTCGAATCATCCCTCCGAACACCAATTAAGTTTAACCACCAATTCTCAATTGATTGTAATACCATATATTTTGTTATTTAGGTTGAATTATCAATGAAGGTTTGTAATTCTTCCTCACATGATTGTATATTGCTTTACCAAAAATACTATCATCCGAATAGGTTTCCTCATCCATGTCAATGTCTGAGGTTTGATTGTTTCTGTTGTGTTTACCCATTGCTACTGGCCTGCCTATGGAATCATAGATAAAGGTATAAGCCTCTTGAACAAAAAATGGGTCCTTAATTGTAATGTTATCTTTTCTGATATCTTCTTCCAATCCATCAATGATTAGGGATCGGTTCTTAGATGTGGTTATCCATCCGGGATATTGTTCTACTTCTGGCCTTGACTTTCCTTTCTTTTTGAGAAGCTTTTTATGATAATACAATTGAGGATATCCTTCGGTTTGAAGTAAAGTTGTTACTGCCAAACCAATATCATTAGTTTCAGGGGCAATTGTTGCCCAATTGAATTCTTTTCCCAGGTTGCCCAAGATTTTAGCATATTTCTCTACTGGGATTCTCCCTTTAAATACTGCAGCTTCTTCTCCATTAGAGTCACCCAAAGTAAAAGCTGAGTAGTCATTAGAACGTCCCGTAGCAACGTCAGCACCAATAAAGTATCTTACACCTTGTTTTGGTTTATCCATGATTCTTAACTGGCCATTAAACCTTGTTTCGATTACTGGGTATTCCGATAGGGTATCTTCGATTGCCTTAATATCTGTAAGATCAAATACGGTACTACCGGAAGAAAGGAAGTCACCATCAATTTCTTGGGCAGTTCTTCTTGGACCCAAAGCTTTGGACATTGTATCGTACCATTTCTGATCTCGCTCAGGGTGCATTTTCCAATATAATCGAATAGGGTGAAAAGGAGAATCAGAATCTGTAATCGCTTCAACCCATTTTGAATGATAGAAGCCAGAAATTCCATAGGGCGTTGAATTTAGGATAGCACTCCCACCAGTGGAAAGTGTGGGGAAACTTGCAGACCAAATCTGTGAAGCCCATCTTACAATTGCAGCTTCATCGATTACCAATAAAGAAAGAGATTCTGAACGTCCTGCTTCTTCCGAGGTTGGGATGGATTCTATAAAAGAGCCATTGATAAATTCAATTGTAGAATTATGATTTATATACCCATTAGTAGTTATATAACTATGGTAATTCTCTACCTCCATGTCATATATGGTTTCTAGGGTAGTATCTACCTTAGCTATCTTACTGATATATATATCACTACAATTTTTTCCCCTACTGATACGAGATACTTTCTTCGGATCCAATAGGTCTTTATCCCCACCACTTACTCGTTTGGCTATTTCTCTATTTAGGTATTTATCCCTTTTTAGAAGCTCTTTTACTCGACCTATCTGTTTATATGATAATGTCTCTGTTTGACGAACAGACTGTTTTAAGACTCTATTCATAGTAAAAGCCCTTCTGGTATTCTCCGAATAGGTTATCACTTGCAAGTTAGTTATCCAATTACAACAACCATTACCATTGATATGGTCAATAATCATCCCTTCGGGGATAGGTCCTTTAAAAGCTTCCCATACCAATCTATGTACAGAATACACTTGACGAGAACCTTTGTATGTTAATTTGACCCTCTCATGTCGATTAGCCATAGTAACCATTACCCTGAGTTCTGTCCCATAGGGATTTATACCATCCCTACCGTGACCTTTACCTTTCTTGGTTTTAGTAGTAAACACCCTACCAAGATTGGATACCCAATACCCGGGTATGTTAGTTTCTCTTATCTCCTCCGTAACTGGTTTCTCTACCTTTGGTGGAGCTAAGTTTACAAGTTCTTTGGTATCCTTAAAAACCACTGTTAGATTGTTTTTAAGGATCTCTCCTACAGTTTTCCAACCTTTGGTAGTTAATAATTTATGTTTTGGAGTACATCTCAGGGTTAACCCGCGATCATTTACAATTGTGTAAGTTTTTAGCTTACCCTTATTGAAAGTTTTCATAATCCTTTCAAAAGTACCATTCTCTGTAAGAACCCTTATATTCAAACCAGATACATCTAAATAACCCTTTTCAGATGGAGCTATGGATTGAATTGGGAAATCAGTTTTAGTACCAAGGATCATGGTATCGCCTGTTATACAGGCTGTTCCCAGCTCACCCATTCTACCATTTACGATGGGAACTTTTAAGTGCTCTGGGAGATTCTTGTACATGTATTTGATTTTCTTTAAAACTTTCTTTGCTACAGAATCCTTGATGGAGATGATATTCACCTTTTTGTTTGGGTGATACATCGTTAGCCATAAGCAATAAAGAGAAATCAATTCTGTGATCCCCGCTTGCCTGAATTTTAGGATGATATTAAATCGATGTTTTAGGAAGCAATACAGTACTGATTTTTGGTATGGATATAAAAGGAACCTTGTTTTACCTCTTACTGGGTGAACCACATAAGCAAATGTTGAGAAGTAAAAGACATCCTTTTGTACTTGAACCAATTCTCTAAATTGTTGAGCATTCAGATGAGAGGTATCTATTTCCTTTTTCGCCATTTTCTTTTCTTCTTTTAAAAATCATAGGTTAAACCTATTGTGATATCCAATCCAGGATCACTCTTGAATTTGGGATAGTAAAATCCGTTTAGCCCAAGTTCGTAATTAAATCCCTTAGTCTTGAAATTTAACTTGAGATCAATGTCATGAAAATTATTTAAAATTCGATATTGATATCCAAGTGTTGGATAAAATTTAAAATTTGGCTGTTTTTTGCTTGTTAAAGAATTTCCATTCCACCTATAGGAATAATTCTGAAGGTTTAATGGATAAGATATTCTAGACGTGATCCCATTAATATCCGATAATCCCAAGCTCAACTGGTTTTGATTCAAATCAAGTGATAATAGTTTTGGATTCATTGGAAGATTCTTCAAATAATTCAAATCAATAATCAAGCTGTCTAATCGATTTGGTGTGAACAACACCAAATCTTTTTCCCGAAGGGAAAATTCATTATACTTTGAAGTTGTATCCTTTCGATAAATTTCAACCTTTGAAGGATTCATAATAATTTCGAAAGGTTCAGGGATTGTAAAAATCTCTGGGATATAAACTGTGTCTGTTTTTTGGTTTTCGAAATTATTCGATGATTCCTTTTTAAATTTTCGTTTTGTGATTTTATAGGTCACCCAGGAAACCCCAATCATTGAAAATAAAATTAGGATTGCCATGACCCATGAAAAAATTTCATCTCTGTGTTTCATAGGATTTTCGTATTATGCAAATTGGATATTAGCCATTAGCCAATTACCAATTAGCCAATTATCAAATTGAAAAAAATATTAACTACCATTTAGCTAAAGCTAAATGGTAGTATTACTATCATGTAAACATGATAGTAATATTATCATGTGTTTTGGTGGGTTTTTGTTTTTTCTTTTTAAAGATTAATTTTTTCTTTTGCTTCTTTTCTTTTTTATCAAGATTTTTTTTCTTTTTTATTTTTTCTTACCTTTTGTTTATGTCCTCCTGTTCCAAATCAGTTTTAGGATTTTTCAATGTTACTTCAACTGAACCAGTACACATAAGAACCAAAAAATTTTATAAATGACTATGACACACCAAAACATCAAAGATTAAAATCATGAATAAAAAGAAATCCACTTCCAACAAAAAAACTTCCGAAGAATTAGAAAAGGAAGCAATCATTATTCGAAGAAAGATTTATGAGCTTTCAAAATCTTACATGTTTATTTGCCTTGCGAACTTGAATATGGCAAGAGCAGAAGATGATAAAGAAGCCCTGATTAAAAAATTTTCTCATTCCCAAGGGATTTTTTCCAAAAAGGTTCAGGATGCAGTAGAATATATGGAACCCTTGATTAATTCGGGTGAGTGTAATCCACATATTGATTTGGACCATTATTGGAATATGGTTCAACTTTGGAAACACGAATTAGAATGTTGTTAACGGTTTAATAGGCATTCTTTAAACCATAATCCTATTTCATAAGGGAAGGTCTGAGTAACAATTAACCTTCCCTTGTTGATCCAATAATTTTTCCTATCTTCTTCGATGTGAATTTTAAATTTATCAGGGATTCCCATTATCCTTGCAAGTTCTCTTGGAGACATTGGTAAACCATTCCATTTAAACTGTCTATCCGCTTTCCTAGCGGTCATTGGATAACCATTCGGTTTATTTCTATATACACCAGGTAATGTTCCTCTAGATCCTTTAGAATTAACCCAAGGCCATTTCCACTCGTCTTTGAATTCATTTGTCCATAATCTTTGTACTTGTTTCAGGGATAATTTGGTTTTATTTTTATCATCTGGGTGAAACATTGAAACGATTTTATCCAAATCCTCGATTATATTACCATCCTTTGGGAGGTTAAATAATAAATCTTGCGTTGTCTTAAGGGCTCTCATTTGTTTAACAAAAAGAAATTGCTCTAATTTGAATAAAAGAGAGCTCTTTTTTACTCCTATTATTACTAATCTGTTCCTTGATATTTGAGAATTGCCCCATTCTGAAACTGAATGGTTGTGAAAAACCAGGTTATAATCTGGGAATATTTCATTTTCCCATTGATTTTCTGGGATTACTTCTAGCAATTTGGGTAAATTTTCCAATAAAAATACATGAGGTTTAAAATGATGGACACTTTCGATAAAATTTACCATTGTAGGGTCTGCCTTTTGCTCTTCGGTAGATTTAAAATCCTTTTTTCTACTGATTCTGAGTATAGATTGTCCTCCACAGGCGGGGTGAGAGATTAGCACATGTACTTTCTGAGTACCCACATGATCATATATGCTTTTAGGATTCCGATAAAAAGAGATTTTTCCATAATTCTCCTTCCATTGCTCCTCTTTTGGTGTGTGGAAGCAACTACGACTATCCATATTAGCTAATATTTTGAATCTTTTCTCATTTAGGAAAGGGTGAAGCCCGATATGCCCACAACTAATTCCTATAACATTAAAAACTTTCATAACTTAATACTTATTTTTTATGGTAAAACATGACAATATACCAGGATTTTGGGGGTATTATGTTAGTCCAAAAGGAATTATTTGGACAATAAGGTCAAGAAATGGTAGGGGTAAAGCTAAATTTTGGAGAAAAGTTAACCCTATGATTTCACACAAAGGTCGTTTACGAGTACAGTTACGTAAAAATGGAAAAGTATATAAATACCAAGTTTCCCGATTAGTAGCTATAGCACATATACCAAATCCAGAAAATAAGCCTTTGGTGATGCACTTGGACAACAATCCTCAAAATAACCATTTTTCAAACCTAAAATGGGGAACTCAGTCTGAAAATATGCAACAAATGGTCGCTGAAAATCGGAGTGGTTCCTTATTTAAGTCGGGTAAAGATAACATTGTTTATAAAATTACTCCCAGAACAGGGCCCAAATTTACTACATTTGAGATATTTTGGGTAAGATTGCTTAAACAAATGGGGTTCTCCACTGTCTTCATTTCAAAAATTGATGGGAGGTCCAGAAAAAACCTTTCAAGGTATTTAAAAGATTTATAACACTCCATTTTGTATATGAAAAATGCTATTAGTATTGCTCATACCCTGTAGAATTATGTGTTTACTATACAATATCACAATTAAAAATTAATCACATGAAAAAGAAATCTGTTAAAAAAGAGGATAAAAACATCAAATTGTTATCCAAAGATCAAGAAGTTTTAATCAAAGGCCCATCACATTGTGAACTCTGTAAGGTAATCGATGTAAATAAAAATTCTGCCTTACTCTCGAATGGGATATCAGTAAATCCCAAATATGATCGAAAGATCAAATCCTTGACTCCTTTAAATTTAAAAGGAACCCAGTTCACGATATTGGTTCATGGAAGTGAATCTAAAAGAATTTGGAAAGAATATTGCTTAGGAAATACTGCTTCTAAATTGCAGAGTGCACTAGAAAACTTTAAAAAGGGAATCCCTAATAATTCATATTCTACAGAAGAATTAGATGGCTACTCTATGAAATTGAATGAGTTATTGGAAAGTCTACAGAAGGAAACTATAAACGAATAGGTTTTGGTAAATGTTTTTAAAATTGAGAATTGATTTTTCAGCGTAATCAAAAAAAACGTAATCGCGGACTCTTATTTATGGGTCAGGTTTTTATCCCTATTTGCTTGAGAAAGTAGATAGGGATTTTTTTATTGTGCCAATTCAGTGTATTTCTCTTTTGGGAATACTTTATCAATCTGGCCAATGTTATTCAATATAAACGTAGACCTATAATCTGCTGTATTAGTCTCTGCTTTAACTTGATACATAATGTAAATATTACCATTATAATTGAAAAATCCGAACTGAATTATATCCGAACTAGAAGCAACATAATTTATGTATAATGGGCCATAGCATCTATACCTTTGGCTATTTTCATCCCATACTAATAAGTATACTTTATAGCTAGTAGGATCTTGAAAAAACATGTAGTGATAATCTTTGTTATTGGTTTCATCTGTTTTTCTTAATATCCCAACCCAATATTTATTAACCGATTCACCTACCCAATTAGTACTAAAATCATCCAAGATTAATTGGTTAGTTTTGTAATCCCATTTATAATTAAATCGATCCGATAATACATAAAGAAACTCTTTATTCTCATCGAAATCTACATAAAGGTGTGGATCCCATGCTCCAGTAGAAGTAGCTATAGAAACCTTTTCCCATCGGGTACCATTGTTTGTGAAAGTAGGAACTCCACTTTCATTAAGTTTTCCACTCCAATAATAAAGGTCCATGTTACCACTAACTAACTTACAATCCCAGAACCAAAAGTTTCCTTCAGCATCCAATACTCCATCTGCATATCCTAAAAAAGCTCGGTTCTTACTGTAAGTTGTTCTATGTACTACTTCTGGTACTTCTTTGGTATGATCCAAAACATGTAGCTGAACTTCGAATGAATCGGGGTCATAGATCTCCATATAATATTTACTATGGTATGACCTGAAGGGTTTTGGATCAGCCACCCCTCCGATACTGGGAGAAGGTTGAGAGATTCTGGTTTTTGTTTTCCCAGTTATTAGGTTGTAGATTGCCTCTAATGTGAAATAATTTCTACTTGAGGTATAATTTATCTCAGCAATTAATTGATTTGGTCCACAAATCTTTATCCATGGCCTTTGAAAAGATTGGAAATTATATGTAACACTAACCTCTTGGTAAGTTTCTGGGATATCCCATCTTATAATATTTGATAATGTGGGAGAGGGAACAGAGCCTATGATCTCTGAAAAACTTGGTAAGGGTTCACTGGGAATCCCAACCTTCGAACATAAATCTTTTTTTACTTGTGTAATGTGATCTTTTTGATCCTGAATTCTTGATGTTAAACTCATTGTATTATTGCCTTAGTGATTAATATTATAAGATACTATCTTATAATATTAACTTTAATACATCACAAATATGTCACTCAAATCAAGAATTGAAGCTCTAACTACACAAATCAGTAATGCAAAAACAAGTTTAAGGGATGCTCTGAGAAATAAGGGGGTAGACCCAGGATCTCAGCCATCCTTTGAAGCCCTAAGATTGGGAATCGAAAGAATCCCATCTGGAGATAAGTACAAAGAATTAATAGGAAAAGGTTCCATCTTCAGTACTAAGTTGGATACTAATGAAACCGCTAGAAAGATGGTTATGGCTCCAGATAAATCCACAGTCTCCATAAAAGTCAATTGCAATTTAGACAGTACCCAATCAGCCTTAGATGAAATCAATGGAAGCTTCTATAAAGGCGATCTGGTAGTAATCGTAACATATGCTATGCCCACGGGTGGCAATTATGGATTATGTATTTATAATTTATCAGAAGATACATTTTCATACTTTTTTGTATACGGTAGTTCAACCAGTATGAAAAATGGATACCCCTGGGTAGAAAACGTATTATTTCTTGAAAGTGTAAGTATCACTATAGTTAATACTGGTAGATATGATTTCTCATTTACTGGGTACGCATTAAAAGTTGGAAAGAGCCCAGTGGATTAAAAAAA